TCTTATAAGAAGGAAATAAAAGTAGTGATTTCTCCTCTAATTCAAAAAGAAAATAGACAAAAAACTTTAGTTCCTCTAAAATCTCGCCATCAGTAACATCAAAAACTTCTTCTTCTTTATTCTCCATATAAAACTCCGTTATAAACACATTTATAATCAATTATTGCGTGTGGCTGTGCAAAGAACAAAACCTTTTCGCCATCTATTTTAAAAGTAACTTCTAAAAATCCTTGACACCAATCCGCTATCTTACCGGTAGGTAGATATTCAACAGCCTCCATTAACCTTGTGCATCCTACTTCAAACCAAGCATTAATGTTATGCCTATTACGAATGTATCGCATTCCAAGTCTGTGTGTGTGTCCTGTACAACCACTTCCCCAATACTCTATTATATTCTTCTCACTTGCATTCTTAGTCAAAGATAAACCGTGAGTAATATCAAAAATATTAAAGTAAGTAAATACATCCGTTGGGTCGTATATCATATCATTCTCCGCCAGGTGTAACATCTCCTCAAACTTCGTAGATTCAAAGTGTTTATAAAGAATAGCTAATCTTGCTAATTGACCCTTAGATAATAAAAATGGCTTTGTTACTCGCTCACAATGGTTTCCAGTACGAATGCGAATCTTTGCATCAGTTGAAAGTCGTAAAGGTTTTAAGATTTGTTCTTCAGTATATCTAAACTCCTCTACTTCGTTATAATCTTTAAGGATTCCCTCCATATAAAGTTTATTTGTATGCTTAGATACAAAAGGTAAGTCTACTATATCGCCGTTAATACAAACTTCATCAAACTTATTGTGTTGTAAGATGTTATTAATTACTCGTAAGCATTTAAGGTCAGCTAACCAACCGTGAGGGTCAGAAAATACGAATAATTTGTAGGTCTTTTTATCCGTTAGCTTTTTTAACTGATATTGGTTATACTCAGTCTCGGTTAATCTTGGTCTGTACATAGTTTTAATGTTTCTCGAAATTACTAATTATTTTAGTAAATGCAACTATTTTTTATTCAGTCGTTTATGATTAATTGTAGTCATATATCCTCCCAAAGCAATTAAAGCCGAAAGGAATAGTTTAAAGCCTGTATTAATAGACCAAATAAAGTTATCCCAGTCAATCGTAATCCAAGCATTCGCAATAGCTACAATCGCTCCAAATATAGTAGAAAGTGTGTTATTTAATCTTCGCATACAAATTGAACTCTCTTAATCTTCTTCTCATTAATCCTTTACTTACCACTCCAGCTACTTTAATCCACATCAAAAAGCCTATTCTTATCTTCTCGATAGTTTGACCTCCGTTAATAAATTTAACTAAAGATGACTTTGCAAACGCTCCACAACCGATATTATAACATAAGCAGAATAAAGCATCAAATTCGTTCTGTTTAAGCTCTCTAATGACATATCTTTTAATGCAATTAGTGTAACTATCAGAAGTATCTAAGAATAGCTTATAAGCCCCCTCTTTAGTTATTTTATCGCCTTTCTTTACAGGTTGTCCGTTAGCGTATTTAGTTGAGCCTATACCAATAGTCCAAACTCCAGCAGGACATAAGTAAGCATCTAACTTTAATCCCTCAAACTCGACCAATAATTTTAATCCTTCTTCGCTTATTTGTGCCATAAGAACTCCTTAACAAAATTAACGCCTGTGATAGTTAAAATAAAAGCACCAATTCTAATAGCCCAATTAATGCCAGTATTATAATCCCTGACTTCTTGAACTTTAGTTTCAGTTTCTTCTAATGCCTCCTCAATTGTTTCCAATCTTTGAAGGATTCCGTTTCTATTTAGCTTTGAACCTGTGATAGCCTGGCTAATCATTTCCACATTAATTGATAATGTTTTTAATTGGTCGTTAATTTCTTTGAGTTCGTTCATTATCCTTCGCCTCCTTCTTGAATGTTACTTGTTGTACTACCTGGACTTCCTTGCCCTGCTCCCATATCATCTTCAGTAGTAGACCAAGTTCTAAACCCTGTTTCTAATTTATTAGATTGACTTTGGTGTGTTGTTATGTTTGTTTTATTTGATACATAATCAAAAGAAGCCTCGTGCATAAAGTGTAAGCCTTGCGCTAAAGAAATAGTAAATATTTGCCCAAAATTGATATTTTTACCATAAACATTTCCTGTAAATTTCTGCCAGGTAGCTTGATAAAAAGATAATATCGACCTACTAATTGTTTCTTGTAATGGTCTACCAGGATTTGCTTCAGGATTGTATGCTTCCCAATTTCTCAACCATTTATCAGAATTAAAAATAGTACCTTGTTCCTCATTTAAATAACCAATAAAATCTTCAATTACTTGACATTCCCATCTATCAGCTATTCCTCCATGATATTGACCATTTTCTACTTTATAATTATTTGTAAACGGCTTAGTTAAAGTTGAATCATTAGGAACATTTGTAGCATTATAAATAAACCCTTTTGTATTTTGGTATTGTTGAGGTATAATACTTACTTTAATATTATCAATATAAGTAGTGTGTACGGTACTTTCAACTGCGCTTAATTGATGTCTTATGATAAAAGTTCCATAATTAAACACAACCTCACCATCATCCATACTATTTTTATCAAATTTAGAATAGCACTTGAATTTTTGCCACCTATCCTTTTGACTCATCGGAATGTTTATAAATTCTTCACCTCTCCATCTTGGGTCAACTGGCCAATCATTATAAGTACCATTAGATTGCAAATATCTTGTAAGATATAAAGGAGTATTAGGTATCCCAGCGTGAGATTTAGCAAATGCAACCATAGTTGAATCTCCATCATTATGCGCACCATCAAAAAAAGTATCACACTCTATTTTAACTGCAAAATAAGGATAAAATTCACTATCATTAGAAAGCCTAAATACACTATATAAACCTGTATCGTAATTATGTGGTGATGATTTAAAATAATTTTGTCTAACTGCTACAATTCTATTGTCAAAAGGTCTATTTTCTCCTGTTGCATTAAAAAAGTCAAAAGAATTCCAAGAAACCCAGTTTGTAGGGTCAGAAGTTGAAGTTGCATAATTTTTAAAGAAGCCGTAGTTATTAAGTAAGTTTCTTTCGTAATAAGGATATTTAAACTGAACATTTGTTAATCTTTTATTAAGACTTACTAATTGATTTACATCAGACCAAATAACATTCTTATCATTTCCAATAGTAGAATAAAAGTCAAAAGTATAGCCATTTATATAAGTCCCATCAATATCGTAAATTAATCCATTTTGGTATTGTTGTTTAACTGATACATTATCAATAAGCAAATAGCCATTATCATCAGGGTTATCATTAAAAAAAACTATATTAAATAATCCTGCACCTCCTGAAGTATAAATAAACTCATAATAAGTCCATTCATCTGAGCTAACTTGATTAAATACTTCCATCCCATCAATTTCAACTCTTACAACTGCTCTTGGTATAACTGCACCATCATTTTTTGCCCAAAATCCAATAAGATATTCAGCAGCATTAAAATTTAAAGATTGTAAAACATAAGAAGTATTATCTCCAAATATTTTAGGGCACTGACTTCCGTTTAAACCTCCTGTTGAAGAATTAAGTACACTACCAACTATTGTCCAATATTCATAAGGTTGACCAATAATAGTCCCATCAATACTAAAAGAGCCGTCAATAATTAATTCATTTACAGCTGCATCATTAATAGATATAATATACCAAGTAGCATCTTTATTTGATTGATATAACATACAACCTAAAGATTCCATTAATGAAGTTAATAATTTATAGCAATCCTTTGGCTCAAAATTTGACCAATCAACAGATGAATATTCTGATAACTTTAAATTTGAAATATTATATAAAACATCATCAATTTTAAATTGAGAAAATATAGCTACATCTAATTCACTACCTGTCTTTTTTAATAACCTGCAAATAAAATCACTAACATTTATACCAGTAGCAACATTTGTATCATTATATAAAGCATAATAATCTTCTCTTGTGTATTTAATATCTTTAAGAATAGCTAAGTTATCACTTGCAGTTATTTGAAGATAATATTGTTCTTGCCACTCGTATTGAATAACATCAGGCAAAAGAAACCCTCTCCATTTTAAAACATCAGTTGTACCATCAGTTTCATAAAGGCTTATTTTCCAAGTATATTCATCAGTATCAAAAAAGAAATCAGAAGGCTGAACCGTAGAATTTACAGGGATAAAACATTTAATATCGGCATAAGAAGCACGAATAGGAGCAAAAATATTGTCTTTAGTAGCTTTATAATTTAAAACAAATGCGCTATCCTGCGCTGGTATTAACTCTATAACTGGTGGAGTAGCTGCAACAGCTTCGTACTTTTCAAACTTTACTAAATAATAAAAATCAGTACCAACTTGGTCTAATCCTTTAAATTGTAAATTATAAATATGATTATAAAACATTATATCACCCTCGAATTTTTAATTGCTTCGTTATTTAATAATAATCTCATTTTATCTCCCATTATATCAATTTGATAACCACCTTGCCCAACTGAATTTGAAGGCATAGCTATCATAGCACTTTTAGGTTTACTTGATAATGCAAAAGGATTAAATCCTAATCCACCAATATTTTTAGCAATTTCTCCAATAGAACCTAAAGAAGAACCTCCTGCACTTAATCCACCTGTTAAAACAAATAGTATTGCTGCTGCTGCAATTGCTGATGCTAATTTAATCATTAAACTTTTTAAAGCATTTAATATTCCTTGAAACGCATTTTGTCCACCATCAATTAATGTAGTAAACATTTGTTCAAAACCACTTGTTAAAGCACCTGCTAATAAAGTTGTATAATTTAATATTGTATTTTGTTGCTCCAATAAAGCATTCATTTTAGCTATTTGTTGCGCTTCTTTTTCCCTTGCAGCAGTCCTATTTACAAAATCCATATTTAAACCTGGCAATGATATAGGCGCATTTGGAATTTGACTTATACCTAATCTTGGTGCTACATAAGTCATTGGTTTTTCAATCTTTCGTTTACCAGCATCTGCTGCTATTTGAGCATTTTTAGCGTTTAAGTCTTTTTGAAGACCACTCATTTGAGCATATATATTTTTACGGATTTCTTTATAAGCATTAAAATAAGAAAACATTATGTTCCTATTATGCTCATTAGTTTCCTTAACCATACTTTGCTGGTAAAACTGCAAATTTGTTTCAATATATTTTAATTGGTCTTTTAAAGCAGATATATCAGTCGCTTTGCCTATTTTAGATATTTGTTTATCATATTCAGCAACAATAGCTTCAGCTTCAGACTTCATAATATCATTACTCATCCCAAACTGGTCTCTTTTAATATCTAAAGAAACAATTTTATTTAAAGAAGATAATGCTTTTTGTAATAAATTTACAAATGTATATAAAGCACCGCTATTTAACTTGCCTATATTTATTTGTAATTGTGAAAATGAATCTGATACATTGGATATTTTACCACCCAAAGTGTTTGATATTTTTTCCATTGACCCTGAAACACCTTCGGCAGCACCTAAAGATAAAACATACTTTTGAATAGATTCAGCAGTATTATCTACTTGTGTTTTAATCCCCTTAAATGTAAATGTAACTTTGTCTCCTGCAACTGCTGCTCTTACACCAAATTCTTTTAAACGCTCAAATTCTCCTGTCTGCGCATCTAAAATTGCTTCAGCTAATTGGTCAAAGGATTTGCCAGTAGAACTCGCTAAATCGCCTAATAATCGCATCTGGTCAATATTAGGTTTAAAGCCTTGATTGGCTAACTTAACAAAAGCACTTGTTAATTCATTTACTTGAAATGGAGTTGTAGCAGCAAATTCTTGTATTTGAGATAATGCTAATTGAGCAGCAGAACTGCTACCTAATGTATTTGATAAAACTGCTTCAAATTTTTGGAACTCTGATGTGGCATCAATAACACCTTT